GATCAAGGCCAAGTGGATATGGGCAAAACACCGATACACAAGATAGTCAAAAAAATTTATCCAGAAATATACCGGGTGCCACTCTTTCGTCGACAGTTTTGCAAACTCCTAGTCAAAGAAATAGAACACATGCGCAAAGAAATTGGTTTTGTTGGTAATGATGAAGAGGATCAACTTAGGCAGATTCCTGAGATATTGTTGCAAGAGCAAGTACCAGAGCTCTACCGTAACATGTGGTTGATAGTGCAAACCATATTGAATCCAATGTTCAACGCTATCTGGCAGAGAGATTGTAAAGATCCTACTACCATACAAATAGCTAATTACAATCTAAAAGACAAACAACAAGGTGCTTGGCACCATGACGAAAGCGCTGACATTTCGGTGGTAGTCCCACTCAATACTGGTGGTTATGAAGGTGGTGGCACAGCTTTTCATAACTATGGTGAAATTAAACCGTTGCCGACTGGTCATGCGTTGATGTTTCCAAGCTTTACTAATTTGCACAAAGGTTTGCCAGTAGGAACTGGTGACAGATACTTACTTGTCTTTTGGTTATTTGACCGAAATCGCACGATAAAACTGTATGAATCTATTGAAAATTAGTTGTAAATATCTTGTACAAAAACTTGCAAATTCCTACACATTTGCTATTATATCTATGTGAGATCATTAACTAATACAAAAACGGAGGTAAAAATGAAAATAAATTATAAAAACTACACATTAACAAGAGTTTACAAAGATGGTCACGACAGAGCATTTAAGATCACTGATAACAATGACAGAGACTATCGTACTCTTTTCAGACCTATATCTAATTTAGAACAAGCAAAACAATATGTTGATGAGCTTGTGGCGGAGAGTAAATAATGAGTAATAGAAAAGAATTACCAAACAAATTGGCAAATTTATCAAGAAAGATTGCTTATAGAGATAAAGTTTCAACAAACTCAATTTTAAGACCGATGCTGAAAAGACAAGGTTTCGAAAACGAAGTTTGGTGTATTACTGTCGGATTAGACGAGGATTTAGACAAAGTACCTTCCAAAGAAACTATGGAAGATTTTGATTTACTAGACTGATTATAGGAGAAAGATAATGAAAAAAAGGTGGCTTATGCCACCTTTTTTTTAGTATAAATCCCCTAACTCTATCTTCTGTATACCTTCCAAACCGTAAGGTTTGAAGTCTTGCTCTTTCTCACAAGCTAAGATAGTAGCCAAAGCTTGTTCGTTCTTAGAACGAGCATAAGCCAAAGCTTCCTTGCTCAACTCGTACACCGCATAAGGATAAGGGTGGGCTTTCTCTTGGGCTAAAAACTTAAAACCGTCAGCACGCAAATCTAAGCTTTTACAAGCATCAACATAGATTGAAGCTTGCATGTGGTATTTAAAATTGTTTACTGCTTGTTTGAAGCCACGAGGCGAAGCGTCACGACAAGTTTTAAGATCCCAAATGTATTGATTATCGTACCAATCCATACGACATTTGAACGGTTGCCCAAACCATTCAAAGATTAAAGTACATTCTACTTTGTCGGTTTCTTTGGGTATGTAATCCGTGACCACGCTACGACGTTCCATACAAGTATCGTATAAGTCTTGAGTGATAGCTGTGCGGTTGCCAATACTAGCCGAAAAGTCTTCGTACTCGGCTTTACCAGCTTTAGTACGACGGTCAATATTTGGTTGAATGACAAACTCTTCATCAAACTTGTGGTGTTCTAAAAACACCGTGTGTTGCACTCGACCTTCCAAAAGAGCTGGCGACGGTTCCAAATCTTTTTGATACTTCCAAGTGTAAGGACACTTGATCACGCTAGTTAGATCGTGAGACCGATAAGCTGGGATGGCAGCATACTCTTCGTAAGGTAAATTTTCATAGATTCCTGGACTGTAATTCATTTTTATATTCCTCTAGTTGGTCTTGGGTTAAATCAAAGCAATTCAAATTGCCTGCTATGGTTCGGCGTTCACCGTCGCCAGTAAAAGGGTAAACACAATGTTGCATCCATGAAGGAAACATTAAAAGCTTACCGACTTCTGGCTTGATAAATTTAGATTGGGGTGGTCGCAAATTCTCTGGGTCTTTGAGTTGGTTTAAACCGTAAGTGAAATTAATATAACCATCAATCGCACCAGAACTTTCATACAAAGAAAACTTTTGGTTTGTTACTGAAACTTGGCCTATTTGCTCTGGCACTTTAGTCCATGCAGTGAAAGAAATGCCCATGTTGCTTTTGACTAAATGATCGTGAATTGGATTGTAGTCCCCAGCATAGCTATGTACTGACCAAAGCTTATCCAGCTCGATACGTTTAGGTCTGACCATTGACCCTGAGTGTTCAACAAAGTGTTTGATGTAAGCCACAGCTAAGTCCTCAGTAATTTTTTTAAAACTGGCGAGCTCTGGTTTATTAAAATCCATAATTAACTGTTCGCCTTGGTGGATTTGACCGACCAAATCTTTGCCTGCCGATTCACTATCTTCTGCCTCTAATAACTCGTCTAAATATTTATTGAGCTGCAAGACTAAAGTTTCGGAGAGCTGATGCTCAATCATATAAGCCGCAGAGAGAGTGTACAGTTGATATTCTAAATTCATCTTAGGGTGTGGGAAGCTCTGCTGTATGTCTTGTGAGATCTACGGAGTAAGAACTCCCCACGGTGTGAAAAAAACTTAAAACGGTATTTCGTCGTCTTCAAAGGTCGAAGTTTTTTCAACCTCGGCATCGGTTGCTAAATCAGCCAAACTTTCTTTTGGAGCTGGTTCTTCACCACCTGCCTCTTTCGCTGCAATCAACTCAAAACTTTTTTCTATGTCTTCTTGTTGCCAGATAGGTAACGAGTCAAAGATGTCACACATGGCTTTGCTTTGCTCGTTGGAGTTGCCATTGAACTCGTCACAATAAATATCCAGGTCAAACGAAGTTGGTTCGTTATGGGTTGGCACTTTTTTGACGCCACCGTCAGGTTTAAAGATGCCTATAATTTTAGGGTTGCCATTTTCGGTGTGACCAACATCCACGTTAGCTGTACAACCTAACAACTTACTGATGTCAAAACCAGCTTCCTCCTCTTCAGAAAAATTACGCCCTCGCCAAGACACTAAATCTTTACGCAAAGCTGCCGATTCAAATAAAGACGCCGTGTAAGTTTTAGAAACGCTAAACGGTCTGCCGTCGCTCATCTTTTCACCGGGTACTTCAAAACTGATGTGTACCCTTTTCTTTTTGGTCAAGGGACCGTCTTTGTATTGTTGTTCGGTAGTACCCATGTCAACAATACGAAAACAGACTGCCTCGTATTGACCTTTGGCTAACTGTTCAAAGTCGCCCTCGGTTTTTAATGTTAAGCTCATATAGATCTCCTAATGTATTTGCTAAATAAAATAAATTTATGTACTATTCTATACACTTTTATACAAAGAGCAAATACCAAATAATGAGAGCAGTTGATGTCTTTAAAAATAACCCGACCCAATACTAAAAATTTTGACCAACCACTAACCACAGATTACTCAAATCAGTTCGCTAATTTTTTAGCCGAACATGGTTTGGAACCAGATCCTAAAAAGGGCTTGGTCGCCGACGGCTCTATTGGTCGGGCTTACATCAACGTCGGTGGCCAACGCAAACTGGTGGGATGGTATCAGCTGTGGCTCGATCAAGCATCGCCATTTGGTCGCTTGGGTGACTATCGAGTCTCGGCTGATCAACCCACGGCAGTTTGGAAGCCAGAGAATCGCAAACGCCAGGTAATGACCAAAGCTGAGAAAGAAGAAATTGCTAAACTGCAAAAACAAGCCGAGGTCAAACAACAAAAAAAATACTCAAAAGCTGCCAAGAAAGCGCAAGCGTTATGGGAAAGTGCCTTGCCATGTGAAAAACACCCTTACTTAGAAAAGAAACAAGTCTTGTCGTATGGACTCAAGATTGACGAACACGGCAACTTATTGATACCGCTGTACGACAAGCAGTTGACGATTGTGGGTTTGCAGTTCATCGATAACGACGGCAACAAAAAGTTCCTCACTGGTTCCAAAAAAGCGTCTAGCTTTTTCATGCTAGGTAAAGAGATATTAAAAACCAGTAACATAATTAATTACGCCGAAGGCTATGCGACAGCAGCGAGCATTTACGCTGACCTCTCACAGCCTGTCATCGTGGCGTTTGACGCATACAACTTACAACCTGTCGCCGAAGTGATGTTTGAATTTTTCGCTGACAAAAAGCATGTGTTCATTGCTGACAACGATGATAGTAAGACTGGTGAAAAAGAAGCAAGCAAGGCCTGTCAGTACATAAAGAAACAAAAAGGCTTAGCCGAAGTGCTAATGCCAGAGAGCAAAGGCGACTACAACGATCATAAGAATGAGCTGGCCTCAGAGCCTGCGCTTAACGGCGAGTTGTTACCAGCGTTGAACAAAGTCGACTTGCCAGAAGAGTATGACTTTCAGCGCAGTGCTAACGGAAGGTTTTTGAATACCAAAGATAATATATCGGGAGTGTTGCAAACACATGGTATTGAAGTGCGCTACAACGTCATTAAGAAAAGAATGGAAATCGAGATACCGAACATGAAGTTTATCGCTGACATGAAAGAAGAAGCGAGTCTGATTGAAATAGAAGATCGTTGCATCAACATGGGCATACCGCATGCCAAAGTCAGAGATTATTTGAAGATCCTTGCTCAAGAATACAACCCGGTAAAAGAATGGATAGAGAGTGTGCCGTGGGATGGGCAGAGTCGACTTCAGGCTTTTATGGACAGTTTGACCACGCAAGAGTCTAATCAACTCAAAGAAACAATCATGCGCAAATGGTTGATCAGCTGTGTGGCCGCAGCTTACGAAGAAAATGGAGTGGAACTCGAAGGCATCTTGGTGCTGCAAGGCGCCCAAGGACTCGGTAAAACCTTATGGTTCAAACGCTTATGCGATTACGAGAAAGGGTGGCTACTAGAGGGCGCCACGCTGAACCCAAGCGATAAAGATTCGGTGAAACGAGCAGTCAGTCATTGGATTGTCGAACTCGGCGAGATTGAAAGCACTTTTAAGAAATCTGACATCGACCAGCTTAAAGCCTTTGTCACAGCCAAGACCGATGAGCTCAGACTACCTTACGACCGGGCTTTTACCACTTATCAACGACGCACGGCCTTTTATGCAAGTGTCAACGCCAGAGAGTTTTTGACGGACACGTCCGGGAATCGAAGATTTTGGGTACTCGCTGTCAAAGACATTGATGTCAATCATGGCGTCGATATGCAACAGCTCTGGGCAGAAGTGAAAGAAACGATGTATATTAAAGGCCAGAAGAACTGGTTTCTCAGTCCAGATGAACGAGAATTGTTACAAGAAAGCAACGAAATCTATCGTACCCAATCGAGTGTCGAAGACTTATTGTTGGAGCATGTCGACTTTCAAAGCGTGCATCCTAAACCTGTGCAGATGACCAAACTGTTGCGTGACTTGGGGATCAAATCCCCGAGGATGCCAGACTTCAAAGAAGCAGCTCGGGTGTTACACGAACGAGGCATCGAGCCACGCCGAACTAACGGTAAGAAAGTTTATGACATTAGCTATGAACCGATTGACGACGACTTTGGTGGTGGTAGCAGTTATAATTTTGGTGGAGCGGTGGATGATTGAAATACTGGCAGGCGATTGCCGAGAAACCTTAAAAACCCTAGCAGACCAATCAATCAATACTTGTATCACCAGTCCTCCTTATTGGGGTTTGAGAGATTATGGCGAGGGCGAACAGCTTGGCATGGAAGATACGCCAGAAGAATTTGTTAATAACTTGGTAGAAGTATTTAGAGAAGTAAAACGAGTGTTGCGAAGTGATGGTACAGTTTGGCTTAATTTAGGAGATAGTTATTGTGGCACAGGAAATAAAGGAAACCATACAGACCCGAAACATAAAGAAGGAAGAAGCGGACAGAAAATAGCTTTGAATAATAAAGTAGAAGGTCTTAAATCTAAAGACTTAGTTGGCATCCCTTGGCGAGTAGCGTTTGCTTTACAGCAAGATGGTTGGTATCTCAGACAAGATATTATCTGGCATAAACCTAATCCAATGCCTGAGAGTGTCAAAGATCGTTGTACTAAAGCACATGAATACATATTTTTATTGAGTAAGAGTCCAAAGTATTATTTTGATAATGAAGCGATAAAGGAAGATGCGAAAACTGAACCAGCTCTTAGAAACAAAATGGGAGAAGGTTACCAAGCAGACTATACTAAAGGAAAAAGGTTTAGTGATGGAGAAAGGGTATGGGGTTCAAAAAAAAGAAATAAACGCTCAGTCTGGACAGTCACGACCAAACCATTTAAAGGCGCACACTTTGCAACTTTTCCAATGGATTTGATTGAGCCTTGTGTGTTAGCTGGTTGTCCAGAAAAGGTTTGCGTTGCTTGTGGTAAATCTTATGAACGAGTTATGCAAAGACCAAAGCAATTAGATGTGGAGAGAAATAAAAGAAGTGGTTTAGATGATAGAAAAATTGGCGGAGTATTAGACAAATATAATAGAGAAAATCCATCAATAGATTTAGGACTGCAAAAACAATGTGATTGCGAAACCAACGAAACAAAACCTGGCACAGTTTTAGACCCCTTTGGGGGTTCTGGGACAACAGGCCAGATTGCTGATGGACACAATCGCAACGCAATTTTATGTGAGCTCAACCCAGAATATATTGAAATTAGCAAAAAAAGATTGGGTGTCGGTACGGATTTGTTTAGCGAGGTGGAGGTAAAGCATGATTGAGCTGCCAAAGAAAAAATACAAGACCTTAGAATTGTTTGCTGGTTCCAGAAGTTTCAGTAAAGTTGCAGAGCAATACGGCCATGAAATTTATTGCACAGATATAGAAGACTTTGCCGAGATAAATCAGGTTTGTGACATTTTTGATTTTGATGTAGATAAAATGTTAGCGGAGTACGGAATACCAGACATCGTTTGGGCAAGTCCACCTTGTACATATTTTTCAGTGGCATCAATAGGACATCACTGGCATAAGGATCATACGCCTAAAACTGGACAAGCTCTGTATGGCATGGAGGTGGTAGAGGAAATGCACAGATTGATAGATATTCTAAAGCCGAAATATTATTTTATTGAAAACCCACGAGGTAAATTGAGAAAACTACCCATTATGAATAGACATAAATACATGAAAACTGTCACTTATTGTTCTTATGGCGACAGCCGAATGAAGCCGACAGACTTGTGGACAAATTATGACTTTACAACTAGAAAGATGTGTTTCAACGGCAACAGAGCTTGCCACCATGAAGCAGCACCACGAGGTTCAAAGACTGGCACGCAAGGATTAGAAAATGCTTATCTGCGCAGTGTAATCCCAGCGGAGCTGTTTGTAGATATTTTTGAGGAGATTATCGAAGATGAAAGAAAGTGAAAAACCAAGGACAAGATACAAGGTAGGTAAGCGTCTGTTTGACACAAAGGCGGAAGCCAGGCACTACAAAATGATAGTGTGTCTTGAGCAAAAAAAGGACGACTGTACCCTTGATGAGTGATTGGACAAATGTGCATGAATGTATGTATGTTTGGACAATTATGCAGAAAAGGGTGGGGTCAAGGGTATAGTAAAGTTAGCTGTACACTGTCGATTTGGTCAATGTTTATATGGCTTAGACTCTATAGGTAGTGTTAGGTATATACTTTTAAAGATAATATTTATATACATGGTTATTAGTAAGAATATGGCGTGTTTAGGTAGAATGACAAGTATAAGTATGAGAGTGCTGTACACTGCACACTGTACACTGTTTGAGGATCTGACATGACAACAAGAGGTAGACCAAAGAAGCCAAAAACACCGTTGGTGCAAACGCCAGAACAATTTGAAAAAGACCAGGAGTTTGGGCTCACGGAAATGCAAGCGAGCTTTGTCTGGCACTACACCGAAGGTGCTTGTGGTCAAACCGATGCAGCGAGAAAAGCTGGCTTTGAGTTCCCAGCTCAAGCAGCTACTAAATTTTTAAACGGCAAAGATTATCCTAATGTGGTTAAAGCTATTAGGATCAAGCAAGATGAATTAGCAGAGAAGTATGCGATTACGCCACAGAAAACTGGGACAATGCTGTGGAAAATAGCAGAAACAGCTTACGCAAGTGGCCACTACAATGCTTGTGTATCTGCTATCAAAGAGCTCAATCAACTAGCTGGTTTGTCTGTGCATAGATCACAAAACATAAATATCAATGCTAATCTGGACACGATGAGCAAGGACGAAATCAAGCAAAGACTGTCTAAATTGTTAGGAGCTGACGCAGATGAGTTCTCACCAAAAGATAGGTAATTTAACCTCGTAATTAGCGTTTCTTAAAAAAAAATTCAAAATCAAAAAAAAATTTTGAATCTCCAAAAAAAGTCAATAAAATCAATAGCTTACACGCATATATTTATGTGCAAAGATTTATACAAATAAATATCTTGTGTTCACAAGGTATACAGTTTATTTATTGGAGTCCCTAGAACTGGTTTTTTTACTGGCTTTTAGGATCGTTTGACCCCCAGCACCCCAAAATGGGCTAGCGCTGTTGTCGTTGTAGTTATAACTATTCTCT